TCACTAAGAACGACTGAGAAGATAGTAATTGATTACAACCCTTCAGATTACTACTCCTGGATTTATGACAAGGTAGTTCCAAGAGAGGATGCCGACTTTACGATTACGACTTACCTAGACAACCCTTTTTTAGAGAAGGGTATTATTGAGGAGATTGAGAGGCTTAAAGAGGCTGACCATGAATATTGGCGTGTTTATGGGTTAGGGGAAAGAGCAATATCACAAGCGACCATTTATACGCATTGGAAGCGTAGAAGAAACTTCCCTGATGGTGGAGATATATTTTACGGACTTGACTTTGGATTTAACAACCAAACAGCCCTTGTTAGGGTTAAGAACTTTGATGGAGAGTTATTTGTGGATCAGTTAATCTACGATACGAAGATGTCAACGGCTTTGCTAATTGATAGGATGCGTTCTTTAGGGCTTGATAGAAACTCAGAGATATATGCCGACCCTGCTGAACCGAAAACCATAGCTGAGATTAACAAGGCAGGATTCAACTTAAAAAGTGCTGTAAAGGATGTTTATGCAGGAATCAATAAGGTTAAGTCATTCCCACTACACATCAAGTCAGAGTCATTAGATTTGCTTGATGAGATTAAAAACTATAAGTGGAAGACGGATGCAGATGGCAATACACTTGATGAACCTGTGAAGTTCCGAGATCACTTAATGGACTCTATGAGGTATGCCATATACACAAAATATGCGAAAGCTAAAAGAGGATGGGTTGTATAGCATAAAAATTTGTTACTTTTGTAAAAATAATATATAGCGTGAATTTAACGGACATACTAAAGGCAGCTAACCCTTTTCAAAAGAAGGCAGCTCCAAAGGTGACTTTTAACAATCCTTTTACTGACTTTGGTGGATTGATTGGAGGAAGAACACTTTATCCAGAATTAGACCAGGAAAAATTTGTACTTGACTATAAAAACAATAGTGAGGTATATGCTATCATCAAACGTATCTCTAAAACTATTTCTACTGTTCCTTTCTATGTTTATCAAGTAAAGAACAAGAAAGAGTTAACAAGATACAAGTCAATGTTAGCTAATGCTACGTCTACCGCAGATATTGCTAAAGCAGAGTTAGTTCGTGTAAAAGCAGTTGCAGAGATTGCTGATTCTGAATTAAACACTCTATTAGAAAAACCTAACGAATACCAGTCATTCTCTGAATTTATCGAGAGTGCTGTAGGTTATAAACTAATTACTGGTAACACTTACATTTGGGCGAACAGACTTTCCAATGGTAAGGTTGCTGAACTTGTTACACTCCCATCTCAATACGTTGCCATTATTTCTGATGGTACAATAAATGGGGTTGAAGGTTATTCTTTTACGCTAGTTGGATGGGATCAATTAGATGCGAAAGACGTAATCCATCTAAAATACTTCAACCCTTACTTTGACACTAACGGTAATCAACTATACGGTTTATCACCTTTACAAGCTGCTTACAGAACTGTTCAGCGTTCTAATGATGCGAAGGATACTTCAGTTGGTATGTTGCAGAATCAAGGACCTAAAGGTATCTTATCTGCTGATGAATCAAATGACTTCGGACCAGAAGCAGCAGGAAAGCTTAAAGAAGATTTTTACAATCAGTACGGAACAAAAACTCAAGCTGGTATTTTAAAGAATGCTGGAAAGATTTTGATTGCAGGTGCTAAGTTGAATTGGATTAACATGGGTTTAAGTCCTATTGACTTGCAGTTGTTAGAATCAGAGAAAGTAACTCTTAGAGAACTTTGTAATGTATATGGTGTAAACTCTGCGTTGTTTAACGATCCTGATAACAAGACTTATAACAACATGAAGGAAGCTAAAAAGGAAATGTTGACTCAAGTAGTCCTTCCTGAATTAGTAGCTCTTCGTGATGCGTTCAATAGATTCTTCTCAACTGAAATCGGTCAAGGTTATTATATTGATTTTGACTTAACAGTATTCCCTGAATTACAAGAGGACATGAAAGAGCTTAGTGCTATCCTTTCTCAATCTTGGTGGATTACTCCAAACGAGAAGAGAGCAGCTATGCGTTACGATACTATCATGGATGAAGTAATGAATGAGATATTCATACCAGCAGGTTATTTGCCTATTGATGAATTGACAATGTTACAAGACCCAAGAGACGCAAGACAACAAGGCGACTATAACTTACCTCCTGTAAAGAGTGAAGGTTTTTTTTTGAGCAAGAGTGAAAAGTTAGATGAGGTTTACGCTAAGTATAAGGAAGTAACTAATATGAGCTACTCAGAATTAGAAGCTTGGTCAAATACAGAATGCTCTAAGAAAGCATCTTTAGACAGAAGTCCTATTACTAGAAACCTAAGATTGTTGTCAAAGAAAAAAGAAGATTGGACTGCTAACGATATTGAAGATGCAAATAGAACTATAAGCTTTGTGAGCAGAATGAAAGGAGCAGAACAAGGAGAACCAGCATCAGAAGGCTGTCCTTCAAAAAGAGATATTTCATTAAAGAACTGGGCTTACAACCCTTCAAAATAAAAACTATGGAATTAAAATCATTTGAACAATTAGAAAAGGCAATTAACAACCATTTAGAGTTAAAGAGATTGACTATGAAAAATGCTAAGGGCATTGCTCATGCAAATAGCCTTATAGCTTCTGGAGATTTTATGATACCAGAAACTTGGGAAAGACCAACTGCAGAAATGGAGAATGCCTATCTAGAAGAAAATGGATATGAGAAATATGCTCTATGGTTTCTTGGAGTAGACCCTGATCTTGACAAAGAAACTAAAGGTCATTATGGTTATATCTATACTTCAGACTTTAAAACTGTAGATAGAAGAGGTTTAGCAGCTATAAGACAATATTCAGCTCAAAATAATATGCCTAGCATATTTGCAGCAGCAGGTAAGATGATAGAAAAGATTGACGCTAAAAAATAGATGCCTAAAATACTTTACCCATCACAGCAGTTTGCTTTGCAACAAAAGATTGCAAGGAAATCAATCAGAGAGTTTCAGCCTAAAATAAAAGAGGCTTTACAAGCTGACTTCGATAAAGCTGCACAAATGGTTGAGGCATTAGGGGTAGAACAAGCTGCTAATAATCGTGCAGGATTTTTTACTGGCGATAAGATTAATAATATTTTACGAACTTTGTATGAATCAACTGGCGGTTATACTGCTATGCGATACCAACAGATGTTTGAAACGACTAAGAAAGCGGAAGAGATTGACCTTGATCCTTTGAACATTTTGGATGAGTGGTTAGTATTTATGTTATCGTATTGGACTGCGATTAGCGGACTAAAGATGCAAGGCATAGAGAATACTACTGAAAACGAAATAGCTCGTATATTAGCGAATGTTATAAAGTATGGTCGTGAGAATGGATTGTCACAAAATGAAGTTAATTCATTAGCGATTCAGACTCTAAGAGAGGGAAAGATAAATAACGCAAGGAGTTTGCTTATAGCAAGGACTGAAAGCCATCAGGCATTAAGTACAGGTGCTATGGGTGCTGTGAAGTTAGCAGGTGTTCCAGTATTAAAACAATGGATAGCTGCTGAATATCCAGCTAAGAGTGGTAAGCCAAGATTATGGCACAGGGATTTAGATAGACAAACGAATCCTGACAACAAAGGTGTAAGAATCCCTGTTAATCAACCATTCCTAGTAAACACTCCTGACTATGGGTTAATTGAAATGCAATATGCTCATGATGCGGCAGGGTTAGCAGTAAATAACTGCAACTGTAGATGCTGCACAGTGTATATAGCTTAAACAAATAAATATGAGTAACTTTTATAACAAAAAAGCGGTAAGTGGTGCTCCAGTAGATATGGAGGACAGTAGCAGAATTATTACTGTCTACTATTCTGCGTTTGGTAATGTCGACAGCGATGGCGATGTTATTGTACCAGGTGCATTCACTAAAACCCTAAAGGAAAACGGACCTAGTGCCAAGAATAGAATCTGGCATTTATTTAACCACTCAACCGAGAAACCAATCGCTAAACCATTTGAAATGATGGAAGATGGATTTGGTTTAAAGGCTAGAGTAAAGATGCCTAATACAACATTAGGTAACGATACTTATGAGTTGTATAAAGAAGGTCATATCACAGAACATAGCATCGGCTTCCAAACTATCAAGTCACAAGCGAAGTCAGGCTATAACGAAATCAATGAAATTAAATTGTTTGAGGGTAGTTCAGTATTGTGGGGTGCAAACGCAAATACGCCTACAGTTGGAGTGAAGAGTCAGATTAAGTCTGTTCTTGTAGATGAGATGGGTAAAACTATCAAGTCTTTAAGAAATGGTCATTTTACTGACGAAACATTTGAGCTGTTAGAACTTAAACTTAAACAGTTACAACAATATCTTGCTGAGATGGAAGACGAAGAATCAGTCGACCTTGAAGAACAACCGCAACCATCATCGGAAGGCACAGTCGAAATGCCAGAAGATGAAGCATTGGAGGAAGAGGAAGACCCGATGGTTTGCATCGAAATCGAGATAAACAAATATTTACAATCATTTAAAATTTTCAACTAATGGTAGAAGAAATTAAAAGTGCTTTCGAAGGCGTTAAAACCGAAGTAAACGGTGCTATCGATACACTAAAAGCTGAAAACGCAGTTGCGGTAGATAGCTTAAAATCAGAATTAGAAGAATTAAAATCTCAAGTTGCTGTAGTAAAAGATGCTGCTGACAAATTAGAGGCAAAAAACAATCGTAAGACAATGAACGAAAATCAAGTAAAAGGGTTCAATGCAACTCTTGCTGAAGCAATCGAAAAGAATGCTGACAGCATCGCAAAATTAGGTCGTGGTGAAGTAAAGCGTTCTGGCTTTGTATTAGATACTAAGGCAGTAGGTAACATGACTGAAGCAGTTAACTTAACTGGCGATATTCAAAGACAATATGCTCCTCAAGTATATGCTCTTCCTTCTCGTAAGGTGCATTTGAGAAGCTTATTACCAGTAGGAACTATTTCTACAGGTTTATTCACTTTCCCTAAGGAAACAGGTGGTGAAGGTGATGCAGCTCCACAAACACAAGGTTCTGCAAAATCTCAAATCGATTTCGATATCACAATGACTGATGCTCCTGCTCAGTACATTGCTGGTTTCGTAAGAATCTCTCGTCAAATGTTGGATGATGTTCCTGCAATGACTTCTTTCTTACAAGCTCGTTTGTTAGAGAAGTATTTATTAGCTGAAGATGCTCAGTTATTGAATGGTAATGGTACTGCTCCTAACTTGACTGGTTTAACTACAGTTGCTTCTGCTTTCGCAGGTGCTGCTACAGTAGACGTAGAGCAATTAGTACAATCTATTGCTCAAGTTGAAGCTGCTAACTACAGTGCAAATGGTATCTTGATCAACCCTAACGATTGGGCTGCTATCGTAAACACTAAGAACACTAACGCTGCTTACAGCTTACCTGCTTCTACAGTGGTTACAACTGATGGTAACTTATCAATCGCTGGTGTACCTGTGTTCAAGTCTACAGCTATTGCTACTGACAAGTTCTTAGTAGGTGACTGGTCTATGGGTGCTCAAATCATGCAAAATCAAGGTATCTCTGTTCAGTTCTCTGAAATGGATAGCGATAACTTCCAAAAGAACTTGATTACTGTAAGAGTTGAAGCTCGTATTGCATTCCCTATCTACTACAACAGTGCGTTTGTATATGGTGATTTCGGTAACGTAGCTTAATCCTAGATTAATCTAAAATACAAGGGGTAGCCTAAAAAGCTATCCCTTTTTTATGTCCGCTATATTTTAGTTATTTTTGTAAAAATAATGCCATAATGCAGATAGTAAGAGATATTACAACAACGGTTGCTCCTTCAGCAACAGTGGTTACTTTAGCTGAAGCTAAGAATTACCTAAGAGTAGATTATAGCGAAGATGACACTCTAATCACATCTTTGATTAACACAGCTCAAACAAGACTTGAGCAATATGCAGGAGTTGCAATGACTCCTAGAACACTAAGAGTTGTAGCCTATGTGGACGACTTTATAGAGTTACCTTATGTTCCTACAAACACAATATCTGTAGTAGAGTATTGGGATAGCACAAATTGGGTAGTAATACCTGTAGGTGGTTACCAAGTACTTGGTGAAACTACAAAAAAAGTATATATGACTAGCATCTATAACAACGAGTTTAGATTCACTTATACTTGTGGTTATACTACGACTCCTCAGACAATGAAGACTGCCCTTTTAAAGATGGTTTCAGACCTATATGAGTACAGAGAATCTTCAGTTGAGGCAACCAAGCCATCAGCTAATTTGATGACCGCATACGAGCTTATGAAGCCATTTAAACGCATAAACGTAATTATCTAATGATAGGAAAACTACATAACAGGATTACTTTCCAAAGTCAATCTAATGCTTCTGACGGAGCAGGTGGTGTAGTAACCACTTTAGTTGACTATTATACTTGCTGGGCTCAAATGTCAAGAAATACAAATGACAGATCAGATATAGCAGGAAAAGATAATATAAGCGATGATATTACCTTTAGAATTAGATATACAACCTCTAAAGTATTTACTAATAAGCTTGTAATCTCTTATCAATCAAATCTTTACAACATTAACTCTGTTATAAACGAAGGTGACGGTAATAAGTATTTTTTAATAGGCTGTTCAACACTAAAATAATGGCTAGATTCCAAGTTAATATTCATGGTAAGGATGCTATACTTAATAAGTTTAAACAAGCACCTCAAATAATGACCAAACAGGCTGCTCAGATAATTTATGAAACAGCCGTAGAAATTGAGAATAAGGCTAAGAATAGAGTAGCTGTAGATACAGGTGCATTAAGAAGCACAATAAGAGCTACAAAGCTATCTAATGGGTCATCTATGATTAAAGCTGGTTTGTCTAATGTTAGCAATGGCAAAGGTCATTTAATCAATTATGCGGCATTTGTGGAATTTGGAACAGGAAGAAAGCCAAATTTAGCCTATAAAACACTTGATAATGCAGCTTTAACTAAATATGCAGAAGAATTTAAAGGATTAACAGGTAGAAAACAAAAAAGAGACTCGGATGCATATTTGTTCAATTCTACTGATGAGTTAATAGGCAAAATGGTCAATAGAATAAAGAACATAAAGATATAAATATATTTCATTAAATTTGTACAAAATCAATACCATGAATATTACACTAAACGAAGAGCAGGTAAAACAATTAGATGCATTTATTCAAGAAATGCCAACTAAGTTTGGATTGCCTTTAACCCAGTTCTTATCAAAACTTGCTCAAGAACAAAATCCTGAGGAAGTAAAAGCGGAAACAGAAGCTTAATGAAAGATTGCGGATTAGCTATAAGAAAGGCTTATGTAGATAAGTTAGCATCACAAAGTTTTTCTTTGGGTGTTTATGATACTATTGCACCTGATACAGTTAATCCTCCTTTTCTGATTATAAGCAGTCAAACATCAGTTGAAAATAGCGACAAGCAGAGTTATAACTTTGATGTCACTATACAGTTTGATATTGTTTATAAAACCAATAAGTCAGGTGAAGTAGGGCAGAAATCGGTAGACCAGTGGGCTAACGAATTGTTAGGGATCATAGGCGTTAATGTACCTGATTACCCAAGTGCTTCTCCTGACTTTAAAATAGTTACTCGTGTAATGGGTACAAACTTTGCTACATTTGATTATATAGACGAAGCTTATATCTTTAGAAGAGTAATCACAATGAATCATTTTGTAACTCAAATATTATAAAAAATTAAAATAAAATAAAATGCCAACAACAGGAATTTTTAATGGTACAAACTTGGTAGTATTAGTAGGCACTGAAGTAGTAGCTCACTCTACATCATGTTCTTTATCTGTAAGTGCTGACTTACCAGATGCAACAACTAAATCAAGTGGTGGATGGGCTGATCAAATCGCAGGTTTGCGTTCTTGGTCTTTAACTACAGATGGTCTTACTACAGTTGAGCCTACAGGTACAAACTATGTAGTAGGAGATATTTTCTCTGCTTTAAATGGTAGAGGTGTAGTTACAGTTAAGTTTACTACAGTTAATGGAAGCACTCCAATAGTAGGTGACTTAATTTGGTCTGGTTCTGCATTTGTAGAGAGTTTAGATATTACTGCTGACATGGAGTCACCAGTTACTTACTCTGCATCTTTCACAGGACAAGGTCAATTAACTCAGGCTACTAACGCATAATAACACCAAAAACACCAAAATATGAGAGGACATTACGAACTATCCCTAAGCGATGGGACTAAGATACCTATGAGGTTTTGTACCTGGTCTTTAAAAAGATTCTGTCAACTTCAGGGGATTGGTCCTTCAGAAATAGGGGAGGCATTAAGTGGTGCATCATCACTCGATGCTATTAGTAACTTATTTAGAGCTGCTGCAGAATATCCTTTATACAAAGAAGGTATTACGCCAAGCTTTACTGACTTAGATACCTGTGATTGGATAGATGATATGGGTGGGATAGGTGGTAAAAAGTTTCAAGATGTAATGGCTGCATTAACTGAAAGCTTAAATAGTGGATTAGAAGAAAAGCCTACTAAGAAAGCAAATAAAGATGCGGTAAAAAAAAATTAGAGTGGATTGATATTGAAAGATATACAATGGGGGAGTGCCAAGTGCTTCCCCATTTGTTTTGGGATATGACGATGGCTGAGTTAGATTTTGTTTGGTATGGTTACCGTCATAAAGAAGAACAAGAATGGTTAAAGGTAAGATGGCAGACTACTCTTTTAATTAATATACAGCTACCAAAGGGTAAGAAAGTAAAGCCTGAAGAGCTTTTGTCGCTTGACTGCGATAATCGTAACTTTGTGAAGCAAAGAGTGATGACCAACGAAGAGTTGAGTGAAGTGCTTAAAAAATACGAAAATGTAAAACCAATAAAGCAAAATGGCTGATCAGAATATAAAAGTCAATATTAACCTAGACCTTACAGAATTTAATAAGAATGCTAAGGCTATGTCTGATGCATTAAGTAAGGTATTAGGTAAAGATGTTAAGATGTTTGCCGATGATATGAAGAAGGCTGAAACCTCTATAAATGGAGCTGAAAAAGCCCTTAAAGGAGCATCTTCTGCAGCATCTAAAGCAGGTGGTGAAGTAAAACAAGGAAACAAGCAATGGACAAACTTTGCTTTAATTATACAAGATTTACCATACGGATTTAGAGGTATTCAAAATAACTTACCTGCTGTTATAGGTGGATTTGCAGGTATGACTGGACCTATTTATTTAGCCACTTCTGCTCTTATTGCATTTTTTACTGCATTTGATGCTGGATTCTTTAAAACAAAGAATGCCTTAACAATATTACAAGATGCAAATAAAGAATATGCTGATTCATTAAAATCATCAATGGGATCTGCTGGAGAAGAGATTTCAAAAATGAATGCCTTGGTTAAAATAGCAGGTGATGCTGGTAATTCTATGGATAAAAGATTACAAGCTGTTAAGCAGTTGCAATCAGAATATCCTGCATATTTTGGTAATCTAGATAAAGAAACTATTTTAAATGGTAATGTTAAAAATGCTGTAGATGGTGTAAAAAGTGCTATCATAGAAAGAGCTAAAGCAACTGCTATTGCTGGTAAAATAAATAAATTATCTGCAGAAAAATTTGCTAAAGAAGAGGAGTTGTATCAATTAGCATTACAAAAGACATTTAAAATACAGAAAGCTATTCAGTACGTTAATCAAATGAAAGCGTTGGGTTATACTGAATCTGCAAAGCATTTAAAAGGATTAATTGATACCCAAATAAAAGGGATTAGAGAAGAGGAAAATGTTATTAAGGGAACTGTAGATGTAATTGATAAAGAACTTACAAGATTAGATGGCTTATATCAAGAAGCGTCTAAAAATTCAATAAAATTAGAAACAGACACTCCTGCACCTGCACCTAAGGAGAAGGTAAGCACTAAAGCATTAGATGCATTAAAATCACAAGCCAAACTTTACGAAGATGACATATTTACTAGAAGATATTATAATTTACTTATTTTAGATGAAGAAGAAAGGGTTGCATTAAAACAAGCAGAAATTGATAAGCTATCTAAAGAAGAAAAAGCTTCTATTGCAGAAGATTTTAAAAATAGAAGATTATTAATTGAGAAACAAACTCAAGATGGTATAGCTCAAATTAGAGCTAAAGGCATAGAAAACCAAGCGAAATTTGAAGAGGAAGAGCTTAATAAAATAATAGAAGCATACGATAAACAATTAGATGTATTTGATGAATTTTATAAAAATAAGCAAAACCTAAGCACAGGAGATAGATTAAGCAAAAAAGCTATATATGAGCAAGAGGCTTCTGATTTACAATTTATGCTTGATAATAATTTAATATCATATCAAGATTATATTAATAGATTAGGTGTAGTTTTTAAAGGATGGGCTAATAATAATAAAGCTATTACGCAAGAATCATTGCAAAGTATTCAACAAATTGCAAATGGTATTATGTCTGCTTTAGGTCCATCTATGGATATGTTATTGGACAAAGGAGCTAATATAGGAGAAGTATTAAAAAAGATGTTTACTGACCTTATAAAGCAATTAATTAAAGTTGCTGCAACTGCAGCCATAACTGCATTATTAATGACAATTATATTCCCAGAAACATTAGCAAAGGGTGGTATAACAGGAGCAAGTTTGTTTAGTGGCTTATTTACTCAAGGCATGGGATTAGGTAATATGGCATTCCCTCCTAAAAAAATGGCAAATGGTGGTATTGTATCAGGTCCTACAATGGGTCTTATGGGTGAATATCCTGGTGCTAGTCATAACCCTGAGGTAGTAGCTCCATTAGATAAATTAAAAACCTTAATAGGTGGTGGACAAGGTGGAACATTTGTACTTAGAGGACAAGACTTATTATTATCTGTAAATAGAGCACAAAAGGCATCTAATCTTAAAGGACAAAATATTAGTTTAGCATAATGGCGTACGTTTTAAAATATACTATATCACAAAAATTAAGAAATGATCTACTTCAAATTGTAAAGATTTATGAAGAAGACCCATTAAATTCTGATGTATATACATACGAGGCTACATCTGTTCAAATTCAACCAAACTCTAACGAAGAAGACCCTATAGGTGGTGTTATATCTTCTCAGTTAAATGTGTCCTTTTTAATATCTACATTAGAGGACTATCAAAACTTCCCTGATTTATTAAACTATAATGATGTAAAATATTATGTAGAATTAGTAATTGGGACAGATACAAAATGGAAGGGTTGGTTATTTAACGATTATATTAATGTTCAATTTTCTACAGGTAATCAAGAGGTTAATATAGTTTGTATTGATGGATTATCTTTATTAAAATATAAGTTTTATGAATCAGAAATAAGTATTAATGATAATGTAAGCTTATTAAATATTATTGGTACTTCTTTAAATCTTATACCATATCCAAATATGACATTTATATATGCTTGTTGCTCATATTATGCAGCAGGTATGTTTGATAGAGCAGATGCTCCTGCAGATGAACCATTTAAACAAGCTTATCAATATAGAAGAGATTTTTTGAATTTAGATTATTATACAATTTTAGATAATATAGTTAAAGGTTTTGGTTGTAGACTATTCCAAGCAAATGGTGATTGGTATATTTTACCGATGAATCAAATGGCAACTACTATATATTATACAAGATATGTAGTTGAAAATGCACCATCTAATTCAGGCAATGGAATATTAGATAATATAGTTGACATAGAGCCTTACAATGGAGATAATGTTTATTTTGTAAACAATAGCCAAACCAAAATAGTTAAAAAGGGTTACCCTAATATAGTTACAGAAATACCTTATGAATATGCAGAAAATTATATACATAATGGAAATTTAAAACAAATAGATGGACTTGGCTTTCCTGTAGGATGGGATAAAAATACAACTGGCACTGGGTTAGTTCAATTTTTTATTTTCTCAGATAGTCAATCTAATAGATTTAGTATAACTTCTGGAAGTAGTGGTACTGCGTCTGTAACTATTGGTGAATTTCCATCTGATTTTGCTTACAAACCACAAATGTATGGTGCAGAAGCAACCTTGTCATTTGATTTTCAAGGCTCAATGAGAGTTTATATTGAAATATTAGTATTAATTGGTGGTGGATATACAGCATTTTATTTAAAAAATGATGGTACTTGGACTACAGTTAGTTCGTATATAGACGTAGCATCCACTACAGGAACATCATTTGATAGCAAAAGTATTACTATACCTTTAGGAGAGCAGATAACAACTTCTGGAACTATAGTAATGCAAGGATATGTCGACGTTTCATTTATGGTAGTAAATCAAGGTAGTACTAGTAAATCTGCTGGTATTATGGGTTTTCAATTAAAACAATCTAATGGCAATTTAAGTCAAGTTGTTGTTACTCGTTCTATTAATAATAATCAAACTACAAAAGATATAGAATTAAAATATGGATTAATCTATCCTAATTTATTTGCTTATAAAAGTGAAAATTATATTAATAGATTAACAAATGCTTCAGGTGTTACTTTAACAGGTTGGTATAGATATGACAAACCTGCTGAATCTTTTGCTAATTTACCTCAATTAATCATGAGACAATATTCAAACTTATTAAATAAAAACATAGCAACATTAGAGGGAGACATAGGTGCGTATACATCTGAAAATGGATTAATCTATTTAGATAAGGTTTATACTATTACTGACACAAGTACAGGTAGTATAAGTTATAATGGTAAAAAATTTATTGCTAATAGACTTACATTAAACCCTTATAATGATGAAGTAAGTAGCGTTCAGTTAATCGAAATTACGGATACGGATAACGCATCTACTGAAACATTGCAATATGATGGATACATTCAAGGAAGAGCACCTAGAGCAGTTTAAAAGAATATAATATAAAAAAGGTTTAAATATAAAATATGGCATCAGTAATAAACGGAACGAACATAGTATTATATAAATACGACACAAATAAGCAATATTACTTCAATGGTTCTATAAATCAAGGAGTGACTGTCAATGGATTTGCTTGTAAAGAACTTAGTACAACAGCAATAGTTGGCACTTCTACTAACTTTAATAAGACTGGAGCAGGGGTAATAGCTTCTTTTATCACAGATGTTAGTGATCCTAACATTACTGAAATTACTGCTGGTACTTGGACTATATCAGGTTACTATTCTATAGCAACTGCCTTTGCAGGAGCTAAGATTCAATATAAGCTATACAAATATGCTGGTGCAACAGCTACCTTGTTAGCAACTTCAGATGAAACTACTTTAACATCTTTGACTAAGATTGTATATAATACCAATATGACTGTAGCTACTACAGCTTTATTAAATACTGATAGAATAATTATAGAGGTTAATTACTTAGGCACTACAACAAATGAAATTACCTTATATACCCAATCAACCAATCTTGGAACTGTTACAACCAATATTTCAGTCGGTGTGCCTTTTGGAGCAGCTACAAATTGTTCTTTTGAGGTTTCAGTAGATCAGAAGGAAGTAACATCTCAAAGTTCTGCTTGGTTTAAAGAGTATAAGAATGACGTTGCTTCATGGTCTATCAATGCTGATGGATTTGTAGCATTAAGCGATTATTCTTACTTATTCCTAGCTAACCTTCAGTTGACTAGACAGCCTATATTAATCAAGTTTCAAGTAGACAATGATAATGGGGATGGTAGTGGAACTCTAGGATACTCTATATTCACAGGTACAGCCAATTTAAGCTCACTTAGTTTAAGTGCAGGGGTAGAGGCAGCATCAACATATAGCGTGTCACTACAAGGCTCTGGTGCTTATACAATTTCAGGTACTCAAGTTACTCCTGGTGGCGTAGTTATAGAAACTTCAAATGTAATCATGTATCAATATACAGCTACTGGTGGTGAAACAACAGTTACCTTTGCAGCAGCAATTGGAGGCATCTGCTTGTCAGTTACAAGAGGTGGCATAGAGGTTAGAACAATACAAACATCAGGTGTTCCTACAGGCGACAATGTGACGTTTAATGCTTCAACAGGAGTCGTTACCTTTGGCAGAGCTTTAGAGGCTAATGAGTTTGTAAGAATAATAGCAAAATAATAGTTAAAATTTATATATAAATGAGTCAATTACAGGTAACGGGCGAAGCAAAGATTAGGGATATACAAGGTCCAGTAGTGGCTAATAGTGGTGTTATAACCGCTTTAGATGGTGCTGCTTCACAATATGTAAGAGGGGATGGTACGTTAGCTGACTTCCCAACATCAACAGGTGGTGGTAGTTCGGTTAGTTACTATCTTAACTCAAGTGTTTCACAAGGCACTATTGGTGGGGTGGCTTATAGAGAACTAAGTAAAGAACCTATTATAGGTGCTGGAACTGACATTACTATTTCTGCTAACGGATATGTAGCAAGTTATATTACCGATGCTAACGACCCCGATGTCTTATCAGTGCCGGGCGGTAACTTTAATTGTGAGTTCTATTTTAGTGTAAATAACAACACAGGTAACCCTACAACTTACGCAGAACTTTATAAGTACGATGGTACAACATTTACCTTATTAGGTTCAAGTGTTGGAGTTCCTGAATCTTTAAATCAAGGCACAACGATAGCACCTTATTACTTTGCTATTCCTGTGGCTACTGCTGCTTTAGCTTTAACCGATAGGTTGGCAATTAGAATCTATGTAAGCGTAGATGGTAGAGTTGTTACTTTACACACCGAGAATAGCCATTTATGTCAAGTGGTAACTACTTTCTCTAAGGGGATGGTTTCTTTGAATAACCTAACTGACCAATCTCAATTCATAACAACAGGAACAAGCGGAACGGACTTTAACATAGTTTCAAGTGGCGATACACATACTTTTAACCTACCTGTGGCTTCGGCTACAAATACAGGTAAATTAAGTAATACCGATTGGAGTACGTTTAACAACAAATTAAGTACTGCAACGGCTGCTGCAACTTATGTACCTTATACAGGTGCAACAGCAAGTGTTGATTTAGGAGTTTATGCTTTAAGTAGCTCTGTATTATATGCTGATGGTTTAGGTTCAATAGCAGGGTTTTTATATTTAAAACAAAATACTACAACAAGTCAATATTTAGCTGATTATAGTGCAATAGGAGCATATTCTAATGGGTATGTTTTTAATATAGCTACACCTTCAGTTAGCAAACAAGCATTATTAGATTTATCATTAATTACTGCAAGTGCATCAAGAACATTTACTTTACCTGATGCTTCAGGAACATTAGCTTTGACAAGCAATTTAAGTTCTTATGTACCTTACACAGGTGCAACTACAAATGTTGATTTGGGTGTTTATAATCTTTCGGCAAATCAAGTAATAGCAGGTGGTGCAGGTGTAAATAATGCAGGTACTTTTACAACATACGATGGTGGAGTTGCAACACAACTAATTGGCTCAACAGGTAATTTAAAGTTTTTCCCTTTATGGAATCCAAGTATTGGAGCAAGAATAAATGCAGAAAATAGTGCTGGTTCAGCATATATTCCTTTATCTTTTTATGCAAGTAATTTTTATTTCCATTCTAACGTAAACTTTAATTCTACAATAGGTAACGGAACTTTTACTTATACATTACCTTCTGCAACAGGAACTTTAGCATTGACAAGTGATTTAAGTGCTTACCTACCTTTAACTGGTGGTACACTTACTGGTGCATTGACAACAACTGATTTAAACGTTTTTGATACTTATGCTAATGACCCTTTAATAAAATTAGCAAGTACTACAAGTGGTAATGTAGAGGTTCAAATGAGAACTGCAACTACAACTTATAATGCTGGTATTGGTGTAGTAACAAGTGGATATGATTTTAGTTTATTTACTAATAACACTCCAAGACTTACAATCGCCTCAACTGGTGCTGCTACATTCTCAAGTAGTGTAACAGTTCCAAGTATTACAAATGGTGGTTCATTTAAAATGGATTATGCTTCAAATGCTTCATCAAGAAGTTGGCGAATTATTTCAGATTCTTATAATTTTGGTGATTTTAGTATTCAGCAATCAACAACACAAGCAGGTTCTACATACGCAGATAGATTATTAATATCAGCAAGTGGTAACGTTGGAATCGGAACGAGTTCGCCAAGTCAAAAGTTAACAATAGATGCTTCAAATGGTTTCCCGTTTATTGACTTTAAGGTTAGTGGCACTGGTTATGGTGATATAGGTTATAATACATCTGCGGGAGCATTTACAATAGGTGCTTACTCTACAACTCCAATGGCATTTTATACCAACTCGGCCGAACGAATGAGAATCACAAGCGGTGGAAACGTAGGAATTGGAACGAGTAGCCCTGCAAATATATTAACAGTACAAGCTAATGATACATTCAATCAAGATAGTAGTGGACAAATAGTAATTAAAGGTGCAAGCAATACTGCAAAGAGGTTAGGAATAGGATTTGATACAACAAATAATTACGGGTATGTTCAAGCTATTGAGGCTGGCGTAAGTACAAGAGCATTTGTATTGCAACCTTTTGGTGGCTCAGTTGGAATCGGAACGAGTACAATAGGTAGTGATTTTAAATTAGCAGTTTATGGCAGTAATTCTTTAATGGCTTTTCAAAATGCTAATACTGGTCAAGGTAATGGAGATGGATTTATAGTAGGAAGTTTTGGTAACGTAGATGCTTACTTGTATAATTATGAGAATGCAAACATAATTATGGGTACAAATGCTACCGAACGAATGAGAATCAGAAATGATGGTATAATATTAATCGGTACAACTGCTTATAATTCTGCATTAAAAGGAGTTTTAATAAATCCTGATGGATATGCGTTTTATACTGTTGATAATAATACAACTTCAACCGCAAATATTTATTTAAATAGATTAAATGCAGATGGTAAATTATTAATATTTCAAAAAAATACTACTGATACAGGTTATATATCTACCAATACATATTCACTTCCATCGGATTTAAACTTTAAAAAGAACATATCTAATCTTGAATTAGGTTTAAATTTGATTACAAAATTAAGAGCAGTATCATATAATCATAAAATAGATGATGCTGATGCAGCTTTAAGTACAGGTTTTATTGCACAAGAATTTGAAAAATCTTTAACTGAATTGGGTATAAAAGAAAATGAGTATTATATTTTACAACATAAGCCAAATGAAGATTCAAAACAATCTCAATATTGGCTTGATTATACGAAAATGATACCAATACTTGTGAATGCAATACAAGAACAACAAACACAAATAGAAGCAAATATCAAAATTATCAATGAATTAAACGAAAGAATAGTAACTTTAGAGTCTAAATAATGGGATACGTATATAGACATATTAGGTTAGATAAAAATGAGCCATTTTATATAGGAATAGGTTCTGATTCTACATATAAAAGAGCAAATGATAAAAAAGGTAGAAATGTATTTTGGCAAAGGATTGTAAATAAAACAGATTATGAAATAGAAATATTATTTGATGATTTAAGTTGGGAAGATGCTTGTATAAAAGAACAAGAATTTATTAATTTATATGGAAGAATAGACAAAAAGACTGGTACATTATGCAATTTAACAGATGGAGGAGATGGATGTTTAAATAGAATTTTATCTAAAGAATCAAAATATAAAATAGGTAAATCAAATAAAGGTAAAAAACATAATAAAGAGTTCAGGGAAATGTGTTCTATTTTACAAAAAAATAGAATGAATGACACAGAATTATATAAAAAATTATGTAATGCTACTAAAAACAATAAAATTAAAATAAGGCATATACAAGAAAAGAAAGCGGTTTTACAATATGATTTAAGTGGCAATTTTTTAAAAGAATATGATAGCATAAAAAATGCAACAATACAATTTGGTAAAGATCAAAGTCCTATAATCTCAAGATGTTGTAACAATAAATCAAAAACTGGTCTTGGTTACATATGGAAATTTAAAGCATTAATAAATAAATAATATGAAATACTGGTACATTAATCAATTAGACTGCGTTCCTCAAGATGGAGACTTAACAGACTTTGTTGTTGTCGCACATTGGAATCGTAACGCAAAAGAAACAATTAACGAGAAAGAATACCAAGCAAGTGTTTATGGCACACAATCATTCTCAAAGGATGATGTTACTGACTTTATCCCTTACGAGGACTTAACCTATGACATTGTTTGTGGTTGGTTAGATTCAACAATAGATACAGAGGCTTTAGACCTTAATTTAGATGCTCAAATAGAGAATCAAGTTAATCCACCGATTGTGGTACTTCCACTCCCATTCTCTAACCCATAGGCACAATGAGGACTGTTAAGGACTATTTAATGATTATTGTTACCTTTTTTGGGTGCGTATTCGTATATGAATATGTCCATAAGTCAGATGTTAAGTCTGATTTTAGTGATATGAGGAACTATAACAAGATTAAAGAGCTTCATGACACAATTTACAAAACCAATGCAATCACCAGGTGGGTGAAAGGAGACTCGATTCCTTATGTTATAATAGATTCTGTACAGAATTATGTACATGATACTGTCTTTGTTATAAGGGATTATAACACCATAAAAGCCTATTCTGACACTATTAGACAAGATTCTAATACCTTTGTCATAGAAGATACTATTTCACAAAATAGCATCAAATCAAGGTCTTTTACAGCTCAAATCAAGGAAAGAACCATACTCGTAAAGGAGTTTTATGCTGAAAAAAGCAGGAATAGCCTTTATTGGGGCTTTAGAGGCGATTTTAGCCCTTCTAATGGCTTGGAAGTACTAAGTCCTGGTTTGATGTTAAATGCCAAAAATAAGGCTCTAATGGGTCTTAATGTAAATATTAACAAAAATAATAATATAGGATACTCAGGTAGCTTATATTTTAAAATAGGTAAGAAATGATAAAGTTTATAAAGGATATGTTCTCAGGTAGTGGCGAAGTCAGCTCTAAAAGAGTAGCTGGTATGTTCGCCTTAATTAGTGCAATAATTGGCATATTTTGTTCGTTAATAGCTCAGATTGCTTTTGATTCACTATTAATGTATTCTGCGACTTTATTGTCAGCAAGTGTTGTAACATCAATTTTTAATAAGAAATAACAGATTTAGATGAATAATTTTGACCAAATAGATAATAATTTAACTCCTATTGGAGTGGTGACAATGGCTGTATCATGGCTAGATATTTTTGGGATAGTAGTGTTAAATCCATTACTACAAACTATTGTTTATTTAATGACTATCGTTTGGTTAGGAATGCAGATGTATGGCTTTGTTAAAAAGCAGTTTAGAAAAAAGTTCTAATTTAGTACATCATGAAAATCACAGCACACTTTAACCTAGCAGAATTTACTCGTAGCGAATCAGCTAAAAGACATGGTGTGTCTAACGAACCTACTGCTGAACACTTAGCGAATATCAAGATACTTTGTGAAAGAATACTAGAACCAATCAGAATGAAGTTTGGTCCTATTAACATTTCTAGTGGTTATAGAAGCAAGGTTTTAAATCATTATATAGGTGGTAGCTTAAAGTCACAGCACTGCGAAGGTAAAGCAGCAGATATAGATATGGATGGCATGGGTAGTGTTACTAATAAGCAGATTTTTGAATACATAAAGAACGAGCTAGAGTTTGATCAGTTGATTAACGAGTTTAACTACGGATGGGTTCATGTGAGTTACAATGCAGGTAATAATAGAAAGCAGATATTAGATGCTATAAAAGTAAACAACAAAACAGTTTACTCTAACCACAAAAGCTAACCAAACCAAAACCACATATAATGAGCAAGAAAAATGTCCTAGTAATAGGCGACACTCATGAACCATTCTGTCATCCAGGCTATAAAGCTTTTTGCTATGAAGTAGCGAATAAGTTTCAA